GGTATTCTTCAGCCTTACCTTTAGGTAAGTTACCTACATCAATATAGAATATTCTACGTTCAGGAGCTCTTGAGATCCTGTATATAACCAGTGAATCCTCCATCATACGGAGTTGATTAACTGGTTTTATCGCTTTATGGATATAAGATAATATTCTATTTCTACCAGGATCTAATTGACCACTGGTACAATATATTATAGAATCAGGATGTATTTTAACTCCCTGATTATGTTTTTCCATCATATTGTCTTGGAAAATGAAGTACTCTTCCTGCTTTACTATTAATTTAGCGCCGGATTTAGGATCTTCTTTTTCCTCAATTTCTTTAACTTTCCTCAGTTTAGTAGGATCAATGTATCTTAATTCTTTAATACCTGCCTGAGGTTTACCTTCATCAATTATTACATGATAAGGTAATCTTCCATCAATATACCACTTTCTGAATATATCATGTGCATATTGATTAAAGCTAATAAGTTTTAATATATTATCAAATTCATGTCTAACAATATCTTTAATCTTATCTGATACTTCTAATGCATCAAGAATAATATTTACTGGAGCTTCATCATGATCTCCAACAATACTTTCATTAACTATATCTTCAATAGCAGCATCACATTCGGGTTGACTTGCTACATCCCTATATTTCATTAATAAATCTATCTCGGTTTTGGCTTTATCGCCATCTAAGTCGAGATATACACCAAAATGCCCACCGGTGGTTATAACACCTGCGCCATCCGACTCCGTATCTGGTACAAAAGAAGGACGATCAGGTCCTTTCTTCTTGCGGTTGATTTCAAATCCAAAAAATTCTGCCATACTCTATCCCTATATTATCCGAGGGGAAAATAAATTCCCCTCTTCTAATATATTTATACCACTTATGAAGTAGTGTCTGATTCCCAATACTGAACCTGTAGCTCAACCGTAAAATCTTCAATTGCGTCATTAGTTTCATAATTAAGATCAATTGCAGCCAATGTGCTCGGCCAGCAACCACGGAAGTCATATCTCTTAGAGATAGTTCCGTCTTTTCTTAATTGTTCAACAACAACATCAGCAGAATAGTCATTCATATCGACTAAACCTGTATTTTCCTGGTGTTGATTAATACCATTCATCCATTGTTCAAAAGATTTCCTTACATCAAACTCTGCGTCATTAATGACGGTAAGAGAAAGTGCTGTGAAAACTCTGTCTCCAGCCAAATTAAGTTTCCTTCCTCTAAACGAGATTGGGATTACACCAACCGTAGAGTCAGGAATCGTTGCCTGTTTAACCAAGAATGAAGTTAATTCAACATTTGCAGCTTCTACGAAGCTCGGAAAATTAACTGTCGCTTTGAATAAAGAAGGTCTTGCACCACCGCCACTAAGTTTCGATTTAAAATCGTCTATGCCTAGAATTGCCATGTCTTATCCTCCCCTTAACTGCCAGAGCCAGCAATTTCTGTAAAGGAAACGCCAGTTCTTGTAGCTACAAAGTTTAAAGTAATATAATTAATAGATCTTGCAGGCTTAATATAAATATCAGCTACGAAATTATTAGTGTCTATTACTTGACTTGTATTGTTAGTTTCATCGCATATGACTGAAAAATCTGTCAGTCCTCTGCGTCCTTTTACATCTCTTAAGAAAGGCTCTACCAAATTCTTAAACTGAGCTCTAGTGAATTCATCGTTGAATTCGAACAATTGAGCTTTAGCTGCAATTGATACTGCCTTTTCTAAAGTGATGAATAATCTACGTACATTGATACGATCAAATGCAGAAGGTTTTGCTAATAGGGTTTTATCTCCAAATAGCATCGTACCTTGTCCAGGTAATGATACTAAAGGATTAACTCTTCCCTTGTATAGTGTATCTCTGTCAGCCTTGACAGGATTCCATGCAAGTTTAGTTATTCCTAATAGTTGTCCTCTGCTTACACCTGCTGGTGAATACCAAGCATCTGCAACTCTATCTGTATTAGCACATAATCCAGCAACGTGACCAGCTGCGCCTATCCAGCGATAAGTATCATTGTACTTATCATAGGTATAAACTGCAGAAGAATCACATACTGCGTATGAGCTAGAAGTTAGTCCGTTTGCAAACTCCATAACATTAGTTGCCGGAGTAGCTGATCCTTGGCTATCTTCGATCGGAGGTGAGACAAAAGCTACACAATCTTTTCTTGTTTCCGCAATAGAGATTAAGTCTTCAGCAATTGTTTCTGCCCCATTAGCATCTGGATAAGCAAACAATAAACCAACATCAACTGTTTCGGCGTCTTCCAATAGGTCGTAACCTATAAGAATTTCACCTGTAGTTGGTGTGTTATCGTCTGTTCCACCAGTTAACGAATCATCTATAGCAGCTGTTACACCAGTTATAGTATCCGTTGCAGCTAATCTAAGATCGGCTCCAGCATTAGTTAATGTACTTGGATGATCCATCCAGCGCACGTACTCGGAACCATTATTTACCACATCAACGTAGTAATTAGATGTTCCATCAGGGTTTTTAGCATCAGAAGCTTGTGAAGCATATGCAAATGTTTCTAAAACAGTACCTGCGGTACCACTAAATACACCATCCTCATCTATAACTGCTACATGAACTTCATCGCCTATTGAACCCTTACCAAGATTCGACGCGTACGTCGAGGTTCCTGGTTCGCCATTGAAAGATGAGCTATAAGCCCAACCAGCAAAGCTGGTAATTCCTTCAGTGATCAATGATACCTTCAAACTATTTCCTTTGATACCTGGATATTTAGCAGCCCAAGAGCCAACAGCTCCATTACCTACATTATATCCTGAATCAACATAGTGAGTATCATTTTTAATCAAAAGCCCGTTTCCGCCGGCAAGTCCTGTGGCATTTAAATGCCCAGATTCGACGCGGACTACTTTCAGAGCGTTGCCGTACTTTAAGAACGACGCGGCTGTTAGAAAGTATTTAAAAGTATTGTCATCCGGTGCACCAAAGGTATCAGCTAGATCTTGTTCAGAACTAACACTGGTAACTTCAGCAACTGGACCCCAATTAAATGACCCAGCGAACCCACCAATACTGGTAGATACGGCAGGTACTACAGCAGTCGCATCAATTTCATTGACTTGAACTCCTGGGGATACTTGAAATGCCATCGCTTTATCCTCTCAAAAAGGTTTGTTTATAAGTTTTATTTATAAGTTAACATAATAAGGTTATTTTCACTCGTAACTATTTATAATTAAAATAATCCTGTGGTTTTGGTATCTTCCTCAAACCACACGTTTCCTTCACCATCTCCAACCCCTTCATCTTTCGAACGGCCATCATCTATGATCCCAAAGGGAAGCATATCATCTTGAATAGCCGCTAATTGTTCTTTATATAACATATTTTTCATATCAATATCTGATATAGAAACAAATATATCTGTTGTAGTAAACCATCCAAATAGTACTAGGTTCATCATTAGATCATCATGATTAGGACCTAAGGCTTGAAATGAATTTCCCTTAGCTACAAAAGTACTCATTTCTACAATTGTCTGAGCATCTCTTACTAGTAATTTTTTCTGTTCAATTAGATCTTTTATAGTAGAACATCCTATTCGTTTAACTCTTTTAGTCATTTGAGCACCGATAGCGTTCTTTTTAACAGCTGATTCCACAAACATATTTTCATATTCAAGATCATAATATAATCCATTACATACCACCATACCTGAATCATTTGATTCTATTATCACGTAAGCCTTGTTATAAGTGGTTGCATACTTGTATATAATATCTGGAAATAACATAGGAGATATATTATTATCTCTAAATACTGCTACTTGTTCAAATGGATCAGTAGATATATCTATTATATTAAATGTAGAATAATCTTGTCCTCTCCCTTTTGCTGTATCAACCATCAACATATAATCGTGGCTTTCTATAGGTTCTGCATATACAAAAACATTTTCATTAATATGCAAAGGTTCAACTGATTTTTGAGCTAATAGATAATTTGCTCCAATAAGAGTATTACCTCGACCATGAAATGTATTAGCAAATTCTTGTTCGAATTGCAATTCTGATGTGTTTGCTATAGTTTCTTTCTTCCATTTCTCATCTCTTCCTGGTACATCCCACCAATCTACTCTAAAAGATTTAAACTCATTTTCTCCTGTGGTTGCTCCTTCCCAGAGCTTATGAAATATATTTCCAATACCATTTGCTGTTGATGTAACAATAATTTGAGTTTCTGTACCAGCTGTAACAACAGGATAGGTTGAGGTATAGAACTGTGCATCATTTTCTACAAAGGCAAACTCATCAAGAAATAGTAGGTTAACAGATAATCCTCTAATAGAACTACCGCTTGTAGCCGACGCTATAATTCTCGAATTGTTACTAAATTCTATACTTCCTTTATTTAATGCTTTACACCCAGGTTGCAAAAAGAAGGGTAAGTGTTCGAGCGCGAGCGTAACGCGCGAGAGCATCTCGCGGGCGACCGCGCCTTTATTCGCAAGTATAGCTATGGTTTTTTCTGGGTGAAATAGTGCATACCATAAGAGATATACAACTGATGAAATAGATTTACCACTTTGTCTACATGCTAGTATTATAGAAAATCTATTCTCATTAAAGTGTTTAAACATATCTGATTGATAGGGATAAAGTTCAAATGGAACTAACCCCTCATCTAATGAAACAATCTTGATATATTTACAGGCAAAGTATACAGGATCTTGTATACATTTCTGGTATTCTTTTACTTCTTCTCGAGTAAAATCTGAGATAACTCCATCTCTTTTTATGGAAGGGTTACCTAAATATCCAAATTCGTTATTTTTAATCCTCTGCATCGACATCAATAATATTATCCTTCTTATCTAATAACATTCTTTGTAGCTCTGTAGTGCTACCAACAAACACATTGTTATTAGTAATTTCTCTTCTCACATCATCTTGAGTTAATTCTTTTTTATTCTTTTGAAGTGCCATTAGCTTATCTGTAATGTCACCTATAGATTTTAGGTGATTAGATAATACTTCGAACGCGCGGGGGTGCTCGCTCTCGCGGGCGAGCTCGGCCAGTGAATCCATTGATAGGGTACCAACCTTTATAAGATCTTTATAAGTTGCCCTTGAAAATTCATAATCATCCTTAATATCTTTTTTGTCTATAAGGATTTGGGCATCTTTTCTTTTTTCAGCTGGGAGATTCTTCGACAATCTCTCAGATATAGCTTGTTTTTTATCCATCATAATATATATTTATGTTTATGTATATGACTCAATAACAGCTGTAGCTCCAGATGAACTACCTGTTAATGTTTCTCCAACTTGGAACCATCCTGAGGGTACAGCAATTCCTAATGTATTACTTCCCTCTGGGGTATCAGCATAGAATACACTCATCTCACCAGTATTACCAGAAAGACTTCCGGTTATGGTTTCTTGTTGAGTAAATGTTCCACTAACAGTACCTACTATAGCAGTAAAAGAATCTGGAACTCCTAAAGGATCATAGCTAGTTACTATACTATATTCATCAGTTCCCGGAGTACCTGTCACTAATGTATCACCCACCTCTGCAGTTTTAGGATTAACCGCTATATTCAAACCTGAATATTTTTCATCAGTATTTGTTTTATTAAACCAATCGAGTTGAACTTCTTTAATAACTCCTTGATCTCCAGTTCCACTATAGAATGTCATTTTCATTGTAAAGTCTAATGTATAAATTAATACTCTTCGAGTTGTAAAATCTCCATCATATGAATCTTCTATTGCAACAGAATTTAATATAATAGGAACATCTTGTTTATAATCAGGCCATCCATCAATAGGTTTAATTGTAACTGAATAGTCAGGCTGAAAGTATGGTACAATTTGCTCTAGTATTTGTAATCCATCATCTTGATTTTTTGCAAGAATACTAAGTTGCATTCCAATATTATA